GTCTGACTCTGATAGATGTGAGCACCGCATTCAGTAAGAATTGCGTCCCGATGTATCGCTAAGAACTGTTTCAACAGCTGCGATTGCCGCCCAGGGAGAGAACCTCCGAGGACGGTATTAAGATTGTCTAAAAGACCCGATTTGGCACGCGTATGTTCACGCGCATACTCGCCATCGTCACCTACCTGATCACCATCGACGCTGCTACTACGCACGACGGAGCCATCCAGTTTATCCTGGACCTTATGCTGACCAAAGAACAGTCCAGCATTGAGGTAGTCAATTTGGGTAACCACGTGTTTACCACCATCCAGAGGACAGTGAACACTGGTCGAATTGATGTTGGCGTACGTCTTGTGTACATACGCTTTACCAACAGACATTTCGAGTCCAACGGACCCTGCAATTTCCGCATGGTTCTTCCACAGACTTCGGTTTGCGGCATAAACCATATCGTCCCCGTTCACAAGAACATGACGGAGACGCTCTTCATCGGACCAACCCTTTTGGCTATCTGCAGTATTCGCAAGATAAACGCCAAGGTTGGCGAGACAGAGAATGGGAAAGGACAGAATTGATCCCATCAGCTGACCGTTAGTCATAACTCCCTTCTTAACAGGGGCACCACCACCTCTAGTAGGATACCAGAGAGCGTGTGGCCCAAGAACGGCGTTACCAAAGATCTGATCCTCCACAGGGAGCCTACTGGTGATCTTTCGAAAGATCGAACCAGAGTACTCATAGGAGAGACCATCGGTCGCGGCTGAATAGTCGACAGAGAACCATTCATCAGATGGCTCAGAACGCTCCATAAGATCGAGCATATCTGTCGGGGAGAAAGGTCTCCCAATCAGTCGAAAGCAGTCCATCCCGCGTAAAGCGGTGTGGATCGCCTTCTGCAGAGGTCGGCAGCTGTAGTATGGTACGGCTTCTCCCTTGCTGATGACACGAACTTTCATCGGTTCAAGGACTGCCTGAATAGTACAGTTGAGTGGTCTATAGACATTATAAGACCTTGCGTGGCCGTGAATATTGTTCCATTCATCGGCTCCATACGCAACTCGCTTTTCAATAACCTGGTTGGTCCCAAGACCATAAACCCGGGGATGAAAAGACATGGAGCTGAGCTCAGAGGAGCCCCGAAAGATTGAATCTTGGGGGATCCCAGTGACTACAGAAATTTCTCCATGCTGGCCACCAGTTGAACGAGTTTGCTCGAAACAAGCTGAATTTGAGGCTGAATAATCCTGAAAAGATTTTCGCTTCCTCATATCGGCAGTTACGGAGTCACGAACTACGTCCAACAAACGAGAGAAACAGCCATCGCTGAATATTTTCTCAATCGTCGCAACACCACTCGGC